TCCTGATTTCAGGCATACTAGCGGGGCTTCGGCCCCGCTTTTTCATTGGAGGGTGTATGGGATCGTTCGTATTGGGTAGTGCGCTGCCAGCAGCCGCTACGGCACAACTTACGGTGGACCCCGCAGCCCGCTCGGTAGTTCGGACGCTGAGCCCCAGCCGACCGATAATTGAGGCCAACCCAACGCTGCTGTTGCCGGCAGCTACCGCTATTTCCGCCGATGGGGCAGTAACCGGATTCAACACCGCACTCGCCAATACACCGACCGAGATTCTTCGCGTTTACGTGGCGCTCGCGGGGCTTGGTGGGTACAGCGGAATTTACTATGCGACGTTCAGCTCTACCACGGCTTGCCAACTGTGGGTTGATCCGGCCGCCACGACCAAACCCTCCGGCTTGACCGTTGGGGCCTATGCGGGCACCACTGCTGCAGTAACCTTAGGCACGACCACTATCGCAGCGGGGCAGTTACCTGTAGGCGGCAGCCTCCGGTACCTCCCAGTTTGGGTGGGTTCCGCCGGCAGCCGCACATACCAAGTTGTGCTGAACGGTAACGTACTTCAGCAGGCGACTGCCAATGGTGGGCAGTATGTCCCAATCCAATGCCAGACTTTTGCGCGCGGCGCAAACCGCCAATACTCGATTGGGTCGGGGTTGCAGACCTCGGGGTCAATCGGGACAGTCACGTCCATCACGCCGGACACGACGCCGGTAGTCGTAGAGTTCCGGGCACAACTGACGTCCGCCAACGATTGGGCAGTGCTCGAGGCGTGGTGCGTAGAGCTGCTTACCTAACTTGACTCATTCTAGGAGCCGCCATGGCACACTACATCCAAACTTCTGAGAACAGCCCGGAGCGCCTCGAGTCGGCGCTCAAGACGCTACTCATCCCGGCGGCCAACTTCGTTGGTATGCTGACCCAAGGTACCGCTACCACGGTTGACCTCGTCGGGGACGACGGGGTGGTGTATGGCACGTTCACCCTGGATACCATCAACCAGCCGGTATCGAGCGGGCTCCTGACCGCGCTGCCGCGTCGGATGCGGTTTTCGGTTACCAGTGGGACGGGCAAGTTCGTGATCGAAGTTCATCCGGGGGTTTGATATGGGTACGTTTGCGGTTGGTGCAGCACGCGCGGTATCTGGGGGCGGCGACTTTACCCCATCCACGCAGTACAAGCACGTCGTCTACAAATCGGCCACCGAGACTCTGCAGCAGGCCATTGATCGGGCCCCTGCTTCAGCGGGTATGGTGCAGCGCCTCACTAACACGGTTGCGCTCGCTAACTCCACTTACGCTTTCCCGCTTTCAGAGAAGCCGACGCGGGTCTACATCAATGCGGATGAGCTGCGGGAGCGGCCCACGGCGTTCCAAGGCGCGGGCGGCACCTTCCAGCTTGAGCCGGGCGGCTTGGTTACACAGAACGTTTGGACCTGGGACGCTGCGAACAGTCGGGTCGTGGTGTACGACCAAGGCAACGCAGTGACCGCGATCGTGTGCGTCGACCAATGTGCCGTTGTCGCCCTTGACGCCCCCAGCTATGAGGCAGTCACGTTGCGCCCGGGTGTGGTTCTGGTGGGTATGGGGCCTGAGTTCAGCAGCATCCAGCCGACCGTGTCCGCGGTAGACACCGCCGTTCCGGCCTTGGCGTTCCACTACGCACTGCGGGCGGCCCAGTATGCGGGTGTCTCAGGATTCAAGGTCGTTCGCAACCAGTACGACAATGTGGTGGCCAGCAATGCGTGCGCGGTCCTGTTCCCGTACAACAGCAACTGCGATGGATTCGTGATGGAGAAGTCGGAGGTGGTGATCTTGGCCGGTGTCGCAGCCGTCAACACTTCCGACTACGTTGGGGCGATCTTCTTCGGCTCAGGCCGTCAGCCTGCAGTATCAGTGAGCACCGAGCTAGAGTCTCGTGCAAAGGGCGTCGTGTTCCGCAACTGCGTTCTGCGGTCGGAGTCTCGCGCGTGGGTCATGGAAACTGCATCCTCGCTGTTCCAGGGCACCCTCACGTTCGTCAGCACGCCGATCTACGGGAACTGGTTCCTCGACGGCAAGTACATGACGTGCAAATTCTTCGACTCGCCGACCACCAACTACACAGGTGAGGGCGTAGCCCACCCTGAAATTTCCAGTCAGGAAGGCACCGACTTCTTGTGCACCACCATCGGCGCGGCAGGCAACGATAAATACCCTACCGAGGCGTATGGCTTCGAGTTCCACAACAGCCCTGTGGCACCCAAGAATCCCGTCGGTGCGCGCAACGAGGCGGACTACACCACCATTGCGTGGCAAGGGGACTTCCCGATCTACGTCAACAGCTCCAACATCGGTGGTGAAGTGTCGTTCGCCGACTACCTACTGGCCGCGCTGACACCCGCCAAGGCTGCGAAGCTCGTGACACGGCACAGTCGAGTGGCTCCACTTCGGATGACGACATTTTCGACGGCGAACAGCACCCCGCTCGTTCCATGTGCAGTGGTCGACACCGCGGTGTCCAACTCCGGCACCACTGAACGGGCTTTCAGCCAGTTCCGGATCTCCTACGATGAGCTGCGCCGGCGCAAGTCGGCGGTCGTGTCGTTCGCCGGGCAGACCAATGGAACCGCCAACGCCCGGCTGTTCCGCCTCTACTTTGGTGAGGTGGGCACGACGCCGCTGGCCAAGGAGACGTCTGTGACGGCCGCGAGTACCCCATTCCTCGGGCGGGCCGAGATCCAGTGGATCGGGTCCAACAACACCGTGATGGTCAATCTGGTCAGCTACAACTTGGGTGGGTTCTCGGGCGTCTACCAGCACAGCGGTCTCGCTGCCGGGGATGAGTTCGTGCTCTACTTTGCGGTGGCTGGGGTGGCCAGCAGCGACGCCACGATCCGGGACCAGCGGATCGAGCTGGCGTACTAAGGCTACCGTGATACACTGGCACGACCGGGGTTACCGGCGTGCCAGACAGACCCGGCTGACGACATACCGACTGGCATGCCCTCGTATGTGAGGACACTATGACTTTTGCATCTCGTCTCGGCGCGTGGCGCATCGGCACCCGGAAAGACACCACGGGCACGACCGCGGACACCACCGCGAACATGGGTTGTGTGGCGGCGGTCCAGACTTTCAAGCGCGACTACGCCGGCACCACCACCGCCGGGCGTACCGACGTCCTGTTTGCGCTTCCGGCGGGCGCCCAGATCATCGACATCCTCGTCGACACCCTCGTTGGCTTCACGGGGTCGACTGCCGCCAACCTGCAGATTGGCGACGGCGTGACCGCAGACCAGTTTTGGGCCACCACCAACGTGACTACAGCTGGTCGCGCTGCGTACACCAACGCCCGCCTGGGCAACTGGGCTGGCGCCGCAACCGCCGCAGCGCCTCACGGTGCGGGCGTTGGCCCGACTCCGGTTTTGGTCGTGGCCACCATGACACCGACGGTCGCTACCGCCACCGCGGGCACTGTGCAGTACACAGTTTTGTACACGGTCCGCGCTGCCACTGGTGCGCAAGGCCCGGTGGCCGGTTAAGGGGTAGCACATGCGCCCAGTAACTGTCTCTCTGAGCGGATCCCCCGCGACGTCCCCCACCATCGGGCTCGACACCTACAGTGCGACGCAGCAGGTCAGTGTCGAGCTCGCCATCACCGGCACCTTGACCGTCACAGTGGAGCGTACCTCTGGCGGCTCGCTGTGGCTGGCGGACGGGGCAGACGTCACGGCGTCGGGGGTTGTTGTACTCACCAAACTTCCGGCCACTGGCGTGCGGATCCGGACTACTGCTGGTACAGGGGCCGTGACCGCCACGGTGTTGCAGTCCGGCATGCCCGGTCGGTGAGGTTGTATGAGCGGTTCGGATCGCCCTCCATCAGAAGAAAAGGTCCGTCTCTTGATCGGCGAAGCGCTTGATGTCCACGAGGAGCGCATTCGCACGTATCTGGATGAGCGGTTTGAAGAACTCGAGAAGGTGTTTTCGAGCGGGTTTCCCGGGGGCGATCCCCACGGACATCGGCTCGCACACGAAGAAGCCATTCGGCATGCCGGGGACCGGCGGAAACTGAAGGCTGAGGTCACCACCAAAGTGTTCACTGGCGGCATCTGGGCCGCCATTGTTTGGTTGGTGGTGAGTGGCTGGAACAATTTTTTGGACGTCATCGGGCGTCGATGAGGACACCATGAAAAAGCCTTTCCCCCCGGCCGCCAAGAAGGCCAACCCCTTTGCCAAGCCGGCCGCCAAAGCCGCGGGCAAACCTGCAGCCAAGAAAGCAGCCCCGTTCGCCGGTGCCATGCCGTTTGGCAAACCCGCTGCCAAGAAGGCCCCCATGGCCGGCGGCAAGACCAAGCCGTTCAAAGGAGCCTGACATGGCCACCAAGTGGGACAAGACCCCGTCGCTCAACGAAGACGTCGGTCGCGGCGTTTCTGAAGACGCCGGCAAAGTCAAAAAGGCGTTCACCAGCACCGCCAAGGGCGCGGCCAAGGACGCGGTCAAGAACGCCGGCATCCGTGCCGGCTCGCGACTGGCTTCTCGCGCGGGCCTCGCGGGCACCGCGGCTTCGCTCGGCTGGGACGTTGGCCGTGCGGTCGACAAGACCACCGGCATCGGCAAGAAAATCGTCGACGCCACCGTCGGCGACGACATCGAGAGCTCGATCACCCGCGGTCACGGCGACGAGAACCTGTCTGCAGACACCAAGCGGCGCCTCAAGGACGGCGAAGCTGGCGGTGGCCGCGGCAAGGTCAACCCCCCGAACGCTCGTGACGCCGGCGGTGGCCGCGGTTTCGTGAACCCCGAGACCCCGAAAGCCGCCAAGTCCACCCCCAAGGCCGCCAAGCCGGCTGCCAAGGCCGACGCCCCCACGTCGAGCGTGCGGGAGGGCCGGAACGCCAACATCGACGATGAGACCCGCAAGCGCGCCATGGCGTCGGTCGGGCTCAAGGCGGGTGGCTCGGTCCGTGGTTGGGGCGGCGCCCGCGGCGGCAAGTCCTGCAAGATGCGATGAGGTGACCGATGGCGACGTCCGGAACCACCAGCTTTGGCCTTGATCTCGTCGAGATCGCGGAGGAAGCGTTTGAGCGCTGCGGGGCTGAGCTTCGCAGCGGCTACGACTTGCGTACCGCACGTCGGTCGCTCAACCTCCTGTTCGCCGAGTGGTCCAACCGAGGGCTCAACCTCTGGACCATGGAGCAGGGCACAATTGCGCTGGTGGCCGGCGTGGCCACATATGCGCTGCCGGCGGACACCGTCGACACGTTGGATCACTTCGTACGCACTTCGAGCTCGGATCTCGGCTGCAGCCGGATCGGGATGACGCAGTACCTGAGCATCCCCAACAAGAACACCCAGGGTCGCCCCGTGCAGGTGTTCGTCGAGCGCCTGCAGGCTCCGCGGATCACGGTCTGGCCGGTCCCGGACAGCGGCCAGTACACACTGGTGTACGGTCGACTTCGCATTCAAGACGCCGGCGGCGGCGCCAACACGATGGACGTGCCCGTGCGGTTCTTGCCGGCGCTCATCGCCGGGTTGGCCTACTACCTCTCCATGAAGATCCCGGAGGCCGCGGCGCGGGCGATCCCGCTGAAGGCCGCCTACGACGAAGCGTGGCAACTCGCCGCGGACGAGGACCGAGATCGCTCCCCCACCCGGTTTGTTCCTGGGGGGTACTGATGGCCACGTTCGCCGCTGGAAAGCGCGCCCTCGCGGAATGCGATGTGTGCGGGCAGACGGTCAAGCACAAGACCTTGCGAGAGCAGGTCACCAAGCGGCGCCCCACCGGGATCATGGCGTGCCGGGTCTGCTGGTCCCCAGACCACCCCCAGCTGTTCACTGGCGAGCGCGTTCCAGTTGACGCGCAGACGCTCCTGCGACCGCGCCCGGACCAGAGCCGCGCGCAGTCTCGCGTTTTCCAGTGGGGGTTCCCGAGGGTAGGTGGTGGTGACCCGGCGGTCACGCCGAACGACCTGTACGCTACCATGGCGGTTGCGACTGTCACCGTCCTCGAGGGGGAGCCATGAATTACACCGAGCTGACCGCGGCCCTCCAAGGGTACGCGGAGAACTACGGCGATGAGTTCGTCGACATGATCCCGACGTTTGTGCGGCAAGCAGAACAACGCATTCAGCACACTGTGCAGCTCCCAACGCTGCGCAAGACGGTCCTGCTCACCGCTTCGGTCGGCAGCCCGTACGTCGATGCGCCGGATGATTTTCTGTCTGCGCACTCGCTGGCGCTCACAGGCCCTGGCGGGTTCCAGTTCCTCGTCGACAAAGACGCCAACTTGATCCGTGAGGCGTATCCGCTGCCTACCAGCACGGGGGTGCCGCGGTACTACGCGCTGTTCGGCGTCCGCCCTGGCGACGACACGGAGCTGCGGCTCTTGCTGGGCCCGACGCCCGACGTGGCGTACGAGATGGAGCTGACCTACTCCGCGTACCCGCAGTCGATCGTGGACGCCGGCACGACGTGGCTGGGGGACAACTTCGACAGCGTGTTGCTCTACGGCTCGCTGCTGGAGGCCAATGTGTACATGAAGGGCGAGCAGGACGTGCAGGCCATGTACCAGCAACGGTACGAGATGGCAATTTCGCAGCTCAAGACCCTGGCCGACGGTAAGATGCGCCGCGACTCCTACCGGTCCGGTCAAGTGAAAGTGCAGGTGTCCTGATGATGGCGCAGCAAGGCTTGTGCACGGCCTTCAAGGTGCAGCTCCTGGCTGGCAACTTCAGCCTCACCGATACCATCAAGCTGGCGCTGTACGCTGGCGCTGACATCGGGCCGGGCACGGCCGCGTACTCGACCGCCAACGAGTTCTCGGGCGCTGGCTACACCGCCGGAGGTGTCGCGCTGGTCAACCCCGTGGTGTCGCAATCTGGCGCCGGCGCAGTTCTGACGTTTGACAACGCCATCTGGAACGCGCTGACCGGCGCGGTCACTGGCGCCCTGATCTACAACGCCAGCCGATCCAACTACGCCATTGCGGTGCTGGATTTCGGCGCCCCTCGCGTGCTGGCCAACCGCCGACTAGAATTGGTCATCCCCGATGGGTTCATCGGGATCCTGTAAGGAATACCATGCCTACTTCCTATACCCCGTTGCTTGGGCTGGCGCAGCCGCAGACTGGGGAGTTGACCGGCACCTGGGGTGATGTCGTCAACCAGTCCATCACGGCACTTGTCGAGCAGGCCATTGCCGGCGCCACCACCCTCTCAACTGACGCCGACGTGGTGCTCACGACTTCGGCCGGCGCGGCGAACCAAGCACGGTCGATGATGGTCATCCTGACCGGCGCACGCACGGCAGCTCGCACGATCACAGCGCCGGCGCAGAGCAAGCTATACATCGTGGCCAATAAGACGTCCGGCGGCTACGCGGTGACGTTCCGCGGCGTGGGGCCGACCACGGGGGTCTCGGTGCCTGCTGGAGCTGTCGCGGTCCTGGCCTGGACGGGGTCTGATTTTGAGGACATCATGGACCGTGCGCTCAAGACGAGCGGCGGTACGATGACCGGCGCGGTTTTCGAGAATCGCGTCACCATGGGAGCCGGTACGGCGATTGCGGTCAACACGGGCGCGGTCTTCACGAAAACGATCACCGCGGCGACCACGTTCACGGTGTCTGGTACGCCGCCCGCCGGCGTGGTGGCTTCGTTCCTGCTGGACCTGACCAACGCCGGCGCCTTCACCATCACGTGGTGGTCTGGCGTGAAGTGGCCGGGCGGGTCGCCCCCGTCGCTGTCTGCCGCGGGCCGGGACGTTGTCGGGTTCTTCACCTACGACGGTGGGACCACGTGGACTGGGCTCTTGGTTGGGCGGGATATTCGATGATTCGCAGCGTGATTTTTGGCGCTATCGGTCGCGGGGTGTTTGACGCCCAGGGTATCCTGCGCGTCGACAGTGGGGGGACCGACCTCCGGCTGGGCACCTCAGTCGCTTTGTCTGCGTCGGGTGATGTCTGCGCGGCCGGGGCACCGCTTACCACCACTTCGTCCGCCCCAGGTACCGGGTCAGTCAAGGTATTCCGCCGGACCGCTGGAGTGTGGTCGCCGGTCTTTGACACTATCGTCCCGGTATCCGGCCTTGATGGGGATGAGTTCGGGTGCTCTGTGTCGCTTAGCAGTGACGGTACCCGCTGCGCGGTTGGGGCGCAGTCCGCGGATCCCGGCGCGCTCTATCAGTCGGGTCGGGCGTTCGTGTACGTGTGGTCTCCCGGGAGCTCGGCATGGCTCCAAGAGTCGGAGCTGGTTACCACCACCCCGGACACCGCCAACTATTTCGGTGCGTCGGTAGCCCTGTCTGCGAATGGTGCGACGTGTGTAGTCGGCGCTGCAAACGCTGACTATGTCGAGGTCTTCGTCCGAACCGCGTCCACGTGGTCGCAGCAGCAGCGGTTCACTGGCGTCGGTACCGTATCGGGTGACCGATTTGGTCATGCGGTTGCGGTATCAAGCGACGGCAACACCTGCGCTGTCGGAGCGTACCTAGACTACACCGCGGGGGATGTTCGCACAGGGGCTGTGTATGTGTTCACACGTACGGGCAGCCTCTGGTCGCAGCAGCAGGTATTGGTGCCAACTGATGCGGCGGCTACCGACTTTTTTGGGTACAGTGTGTCGATGGCGGGGGATGGAAACACCCTGGTCGTCGGGAGCTACTTGAGCGATAACGGGGGTTCGGCGGGCGCAAACCGCGGAGCCGCTTACGTTTTCACTCGTTCCGGTGGGGTTTGGTCTCAGCAAGCCAAACTGATCGCGCCAGATGCCTCCAACGGCGATCAGTTTGGTCGAGCTGTCGCTATGGCGGCGGATGGCCTGACGTGCGTAGTAGGCGCGTTTTCTGACGATTTTGGGAGTACGGCCAACGCCGGCTCGACCTATGTGTTTACCCGCTCCGGGTCGGCATGGGCCCAAGTAGACCGCATACAGGCGCCGGACGCCGCGGCGGACGACTTCTTTGGTTCGGCAGTCGCGCTCTCTGCATCGGGGCGCACCTGCGTAGTCGGGGCGCCCAATGATGACAACACAAGCGGGCCTAATGCGGGTACCGCGTACGCTTACATATGGTGACTATGGAACTCGGACTCCACCTCTACACTCACCACTTCGGGCAGATGCCCTGTGACGTGAATCCTGGCGTGTACGTCGTCGCGGAAGGCTTCGCCGGCGGGGTTTTCAAAAATTCGGAGTGTGAGACCGGCCTGTGGGGCGCGTGGGCGCCGCATACCAACGTCTTGACGGTCGGACCAGTGCGCGCCAAGGCTGGCGTCTTGCTGGGGGGTATCGCCGGATACCGGGCTGCGCCGCTTCTGCCTCTCGTGGTGCCGACCGTCGCCGTTCAGGTGGGCCCACTCCCCTGGATCCGGGCCAGCTACTTGCCGACGCACCCTACCCTGAACTCGGTGTCTGGAGTACATTTCTCCATCGAATACTCGTTCTGAGGGCGCCATGGTCGACAAAAAGCGGCTCGTCTACGCCGGCATCCACCCCACACAGGCAGCGGTGTTCGCAGACCCCCTGAGGGCCGCGATGTGCCTGTTCGCCATCGACACCCCCGTACGAGCTGCGGCGTTCATTGCGCAGATGGCGCACGAGTCGGCGGACTTCACACAGCTGCAGGAGAACCTGTTCTACTCCAGTCCCGAGCGGATCCGTGCAGTGTTCCCGTCGCGCGTTCCTGATCTGGCCGCTGCCGCCAAGCTGGCGCGCAATCCGGAGGCCCTGGCCAACACGGTGTACGCCGGCCGGATTGGAAACGGGGATGTCGCCAGCGGCGATGGGTGGAGGTTCCGCGGGCGTGGGTTGGTGCAGCTCACGGGGCGGGCCAACTACTTCGACGCGGAGCGGGGGCTGAACCGACCCTACACCACCAACCCGGAGCTGGTCAGCCAGCCCGCGGACGCTTGTCTCACTGCGGCGTGGTTCTGGCACAATCACAAGCTGAACGTGCTGGCGGACGCCAGCCACATCGAC